GGACGACGAAATTGTCACGGAAATCCCGATTGCGGACTTCTGCCCGGACCCGGAGCCCCACACCGCAATCGGCTACTCGATCGCCGATCAGACCAAAGACCTTCAGAAGATCAAATCGAACATCGTGCGCGGCACGCTTGACAGCCTGGCCCAATCGATTTTCCCGCGTACCGGCGTTGTCGAGGGACAGGCCAACATTGATGACGTGATGAATACCGAAATCGGCGGCGTCATCCGTATGCGTACCCCCGGCGCAGTGGTGCCTTTCGCGACCCCGTTTGTCGGCGGTCAGGCATTGCCGGTGCTCGCATATCTGGACGATGTCAGGGCACAGCGCACGGGTATCTCCCGCGCTACGCAGGGGCTCGATGCCGACGTTCTTCAGTCCACCACGAAAGCCGCTGTTGACGCCACGACCGAGGCGGCGCAGGGGCGTCTTGAAATGGTTGCCCGCGTCTTCGCAGAGGGTGGAATGCGGCGTCTTTTCCAAGGCCTGCTTCGCCTCGTGATTGCCAATCAGGACCGCGCCCGCGTGGTCGAACTGCGCAAGAAATGGGTTGAAGTCGATCCGCGCGGCTGGGATGCCGAGATGCGGGTTGCGATCAATGTGGGCGTTGGCTCCGGTGACACTGACAAGCGCATCGCCGTGCTGACAGGTATACTCCAGAAACAGCAGGAAGCCCTCCAGACTTTGGGGCCTGACAATCCGCTTTGTGACATGAAGATGATGCGCGACACCTTCGCCAAGATCATCGAACTGTCAGGCGAGCGTGACACCGCGACGTACATCAAGGAAGTCACGCCTGACAGCATGAAAGCCTATCAGCAGACACAGGCTGCCAACCAGAAGCCGTCGATCGAAGAAGTCATGGCCAAGATCGAGGGTGACAAGGTCAACGCTGACATCCAAATCAATCGTCGCAAGACCGACCTCGACTTCCTGAAAGCCAAGATGGAAGACGACCGCGAGCGCGATCGGATGGAAGCCGATGCGTTCCTCCGGGCTGCCGAAATCGAAGCCAAGTACGGTGCTGAAGTCGATAAGGCGCACATCCAACGCATGATGGACCGCGAGCGCGTCATCATTGACACCGCCCTGCAAGTCTCGACCGCCGAAGCGGAAGCGCAGGAGCGCGCCGAGCAGGCCCAGCATGACCGGGGGATGCAGCAACAGCAGATGGCAGCCGAACAGGCAGCCGCCGCACAGCAGGGAGCTCAGAATGGCCCAGCAGCCTAAGAACACCCCCAAGAAAACCCCTGTCATGACAGACGTTGAACGACGCTCTGCGATGGCAAAGCAGATGATCAATGACCCACTCTTCCGCGAAGTGCTCAACACCGTGGAAGAGGCGTTCATTGGACATTGGCGACGTGCCGCTGACAGCGGGACGCGTGAGAATGCTTGGCACGCTCTCAAGGCTTTGGAGCTTGTCCAGACCGAACTTCAATCCATCGCTGATGGTGCAGCGGTGACAGCTTTCAACCGGCGTATGCGTTAAAAACACAATTCGCTTGCGTCTTACCCAAAAACGGAGTAATTATGAACCCACTCATTTCCGACACGCCTTCGGGCATCGGGCTTACAGAAGCAGCTTCGCGTTTCGAGGCACTGGCCGAGCCTTCGGATACCCAAACCTCCCCTGACGCATCACAGCAGCATTCTGACAATGCCGAGACCAAGAAACAGGTCGAGGCGTCTGCGGCTGATACTTCTTTGGAAGAGACGCCACCTTCTGACACCGCTGACACGGGCGACGACGAACCCCTCGAAGATGAGGAAATCGAAGCCGGTGATGATGACGCGGACGACGAAGAGGGTGCCGAAGAGGAAGAAGCCCCCGCTGAAGACGAAGACGACCCTGCGGACACCGAAAAGCTGATGGCTCGTCCTTTCACCGTCAAGATTGGCGGTAAGGAAGAACAGGTCACACTCAAGGAAGCACTAGCCGGTTATCAGCGCCAAGCGGATTACACGCGCAGCAAGATGGCCCTCGCCGATGAGAAGCGGGCCTTCGCAAGCGATCGGGAAGCTATTCAGACCGAACGTCAGCAGTACGCTCAACTCCTGCCCGTTCTTATCCAGCAGATCGAAGCTGGGATGGAACAGGAGCCAGATTGGGAGGATTTGCTGGCAAATAAGCCTGAAGAGTATATCCGGCAAGAAGTCCTTTGGAGGGAGAAACAGGGCCGTTTGGTCGCTGCCCGACAGGAACAAGCCCGATTGAACGAGGAAAAGGCACGCGAAAACCACGCGAACCTGATGGAGGCAGTAGCCCATTCAGGCGAAGAGTTGGCCAAAGCGATGCCGCAGTGGAAGGATCAAGCCCGTTGGGACTCCGACCGCGCAAAACTCCTTGAATATGGACAGAAGATCGGTTTCTCCAAGCAAGAAATGGAGCAGACATACGATCACCGTGCAGTGCTCACCCTTTGGAAGGCATCTCGTTACGACGAGTTGATGGCGAAAAAGCCTCAGCCTGACAAGCGCCCCGGCGCAAAGCCTGCCCCCTCTGGTTCGTCCGTTGTCAATCGCACCCGAAAGCCAAACGAACTCTCGCGCGCAAAGCAGCGTCTTGCGAAGTCTGGCAGCGTCCGTGACGCGGCCTCCCTGTTTGAGCAACTTGATCCATAGGAAGTGAGAAGAAATGCCCCAGCCTGCAAATACCGTTGATCGGTACGACATCAACAAATCCGTCCGCGAAGAACTCGCTGACATCATCTACAACATCAGCCCGGAAGACACTCCGTTCATGTCGAACGTTGGACGTGGTTCGGTTTCGAATACGTACTTCGAATGGCAGACGGACCAGCTTGCCGCTGCAAACGGCGACAACGCACAGGTCGAAGGCGACGACGCCGACGCTGACGTTCGCACTCCGACGAATCGCTTCGGTAACTACACGCAGATCATGCGTAAGGTTATCCAGACCTCCGGCACCGCCGAGGCTGTCACGAAGGCTGGCATGAAGGGCGTCATGGCCTACGAGAAGGCGAAGGCATCCGCCGAGCTCAAGCGTGACATGGAAGCCCGCCTGACATCTGACAAGGCCGCTGTCGGTGGTTCCTCGTCTGTTGCCCGTCAGACTGCCGGTTTCGGTGCGTTCCTGATTACCAACGTCAACAAGGAAGCCACTGGTGTCGATCCGACGCTTTCGGCTACGACCGACGGTTATCCGAACGCTGCCTATGACCCCGGCGTTGCCCGTGCGTTCACCGAAGTCATCCTGAAGGATATCATCCAACAGGTTTGGACTGAAGGCGGCGACGTTGGCATCCTGATGGTCTCCCCGAAGCAGAAGGTTGTTGCTTCCGGCTTCGCTGGCATCGCGGAACACCGTGTCAATGTCAGCAAGGACGCACCGACGACCATCATCGGCGCTGCCGACGTGTATGTCAGCGACTTCGGCAACGTTTCTTTCGTGCCTAACCGCTTCATGCCGACGGACGTGGCATACCTTGTCGATCCTGAATACGCTTCGGTCCAGTACCTCCGCGACTTCAAGACCGAGAAGCTGGCCAAGACCGGCGACAGCGATAAGGAAATGCTGATCGTTGAGTTTGGCCTGAAGGTCAACACCGAAAAGGCTCACGGCGCAGCCCGCGACCTCTCGTAAGAACTGATCGGGCGGGGTTCATTCCCCGCCCCCTCACTTGCGTCTGACACACAAGCCAGTTGAGTTTTAAGCATGAAGAAACTTCTCGACCACGACGCCGCTGCTGGGATCACCCGTGTCTTTCACTACGACGAAAGCGTGGACGAAAAGAATTTCCTGATCGAGACGAAGCAAAACGTCGATGGGATCATTGAGCAGAACCGTCGCGAATTCAACGGTGCTGACAGGGGCTTCAAAGGTGACATGAAGAAGGTCGCCAGCATCCCCCTTACGGTTTTTATGGACCTTCAGAAGCGCGGCATCACCCGCGACCCAGTCGCCATGAAGCGCTGGCTGAACGATCCTGACAACGCAGCCTTCCGTACCGCTCCCGGAGTGGTCTGATGGCTTATTTCGACACGTATTTGGAGCTTCAGGATACGGTTGCCGATTGGCTTAATCGTAAAGACCTTAACGAGAAAATCCCGCAGTTTATCCGGTTGTTCGAAGCGCGCGCGAGCCGCGAGCTCCGCACGCATGACATGGTGAAGCGTGCCACCGCGACCGTTAACAGCGGATATTTCGTTGTTCCGAGCGATTGGCGCGAGACCATCGCGCTCCTGCGCACGTCGAACGACCTCCGGTCGCTCCGCTTCGTGTCGATCGAAAACAGCTTCGAAGAGCGCGCTCGATACCACGGGACCAACCCCTGCCCACCTGAAATCTACACGCAGATGGACGGGAAGTTTTTCCTCTATCCAGCCCCCCAAGGTGACGTTGATCTGGAGCTCGTCTACCGCGCCTCGATCCCCACGCTGTCAAACGGTGTCACCGACCCGATGGGGAATGACATCAGCGTGCCTACCAATTGGCTGCTCGAAAAGAGCCCTGACATCTACCTGTTCGGCTCGCTCGCTGAAGCCGAGCCGTACCTCAAAAACGATGAGCGCGTGGCGCTCTGGCAGTCAAAAGCAGACCGCATCATCGCGTCCATGCAGATCGAAGCAGAACGCGCTTCGTTCCCGCAGGGTGCCCTTGCAATGAAGAGGAAAACTTTCGGATGAACAGTTTCACGAATTACCTTGAAGAGAAGCTGCTTCAGCACGCTTTCACGGGCACAGCCTACACTCAGCCTTCAGGCCGGTATGTGGGTCTCTTCACAACAGCCCCCACCGAGGGCTCTCTTGGCTCGGAAGTAACAGGCGGCGCATACGCTCGCCAGACTGCGACGTTCACTGTCAACAATGCCTACGAAATTGATCCTGTCGGCGCTCCCGGCGTGCTTGTCACGGCTGCCCTCAACAACGCCGTTATCGAGTTTCCGACCGCTACAGTTGCTTGGGGCGTCGTTTCCCATATCGGCGTCTTCGATGCTGTCACAGGCGGCAATATGCTCGCTTATGGCGCGCTCACCGCTGCCCGAAATGTCACGGACGGCGACATTTTCCGTATTCCTGTCAACAACCTGAAAATCACGCTGGACTAATCGAATGGTCGATAAAAAGATCAGCGAATTGACAGCAGCAACGACCCTGTCAGGGGTCGAGCTCGCGGGCACTCAGTCCGGGGATAACGTGCGCGTTCCTTCCTCGCTAATCCCTGTCAACCCCGCACTGCATTCTGTCGTGGTGAGCATCAACAGCGCTCAGTCGATCCCGCGCAACGTTGTCACGAAGCTGACTTGTCTCGGACAAGAGGATTTCGATCCGAGCAACTACTGGAACACGTCAACGCAGCGCTTTCAGCCGACTAAGGCGGGGCTCTATCTTGTCTCTGCCAAGGCTACCCTTTCGACGCTCGATGCGGGCGCGCGCATGGTGGTCTTTGTTGGCAAGAATGGTGCAGATGACACTTACATGATGGGCAGGGGTGTTCCGGGCGCTGGCGGTGAGCTTGGCGGCTTCGGCGGTTCAATCGGCGTCGTGATGAACGGCTCCACTGACTACCTCACAATGGCTGTTTTCCATCTCAACGCTGCTTCTACCACGATGGCAAACTTCGCCTCCTACACGTCGTTTACGGCGACATATGTGGGGCCGACGTCATGATCCTCCTTGAAAACGGCAGCAAGCTTCTCCTTGAGGATGGCGGCTTCATCACTCTGGAGCTTGACACGCCTGACAACTATGTCGGCGGGTATGGCTCCGGGACGTACAGCAAGAACCTCTACGGCATAACGCGCCTGCTCGATGGCACGCCTATGTCAGTCTTCGGTGCGTCTTCGCTGGGCTCTTACGCCGATGTTGTCACTGTCGGCTTGGCAATCATCGCAGCGCTGTCGGAAGTGCGGGCGCAGTCGCCGCTTGACACCAACAACAAGGCCAAGGTTTACGCACTGTCAGACGTGCGCTCCGGCAGCCAGCGGACCATGCAGTTCCGCGTTGAGAATGTCAGCGCTGACAGCCTTGTCAAGATCGCGCCGACCCTGCTGGTAAGAGCCACAACCCAGATAGACGCGCTGTCAGACGTGCGTAGCAAGGTTGCAGGCGTTCTTTACGCTGACGTCCTGCTCGACGCAATCAGCGCCATCTTGGTTGAAGGCCGGGGAATTTACCTCCCCGAAGACCCCATCACGACCCTATGGGCCGAGCAGTCTGGTTTGGCTGAAATCTGGACCCCCATCCCTGACAACGCTTCGATATGGAAGGAGGCAGCGCTCTAATGCCTGATACATATACCCCGAATTACAACCTCGTCAAAGTCGAGGTAGGCGGTTCTACCGACACGTGGGGCGGCAAGCTCAACGTCAACGCTGACACCATTGACGCCGCGATCCGAGATGTGGACGGACGCTTTTCGACATATGACGCTACCCCCGACCCATTGGATATAATCCCCTACCACGATGCAGGCGAGGGTCAGCCCCTCAAAAATATGTTGTGGTCTGACCTTAAGAAGCTTCTCGCCCCCGCAGGCGAGGTTGCATATTTCTACGGGGCAAATCCCCCTGCCGGATGGTTGAAGGCAAACGGGCAGAACGTTTCCCGCACGACCTACGCTGACCTTTGGGTTTTCATGGGGAGCCCCAACACCGGCGATGGTTCTACGACCTTCACCCTGCCGGATTTGCGCGGTGAATTTATTCGTGGTGTCGCTGATGGCCGTGCAGTAGACACGGGCCGCGCGCTCGGCTCCGCGCAGGGCGAAGCGTTCCTGAACCATAGTCACGCGGCGTCTTCCGGCTTCGTGTCAAACGACCACACGCATAATTATAGCGGTAACACAAGTGGTCGAAGTGCTGCACACACGCACAGCACTTGGGCACCTGTTAATGGCAACTTGAACCATGACAGTACCAATGATGGTGACTACGGTGTTGGAGGGGGATGGACCCAACAGACCAGCACTGAAAGCGCGGACCACGTTCACTTTTTTAGTGGCACCACGAGCGGTATAAGCGCCAACCACAACCACACGATCACAGTCAACGCCAGCACGACGGGCGGCACGGAAACGCGCCCGCGCAACGTCGCGCTCTTGGCATGTATTCGGTACTAAGCAATGGCTGACACGACCACAACCAACTACTCGCTCACCAAGCCGGAAATCGGTGCCCCTGACGGGCGCGATCTCTGGGGTGACAAGCTCAATGACAACTTTGACATCATCGACGCCGCGCTTCGGAACGTGGACGCGCGCTTCGGGACGTATGACGCCAACCCTGCCGATGCAGACATTTTCGGGTATCTCGATGCTGGTTCGGGCAACCCCGTCAA